ATCGTCTATGATACATTTGTAGTTGATTGTTTATTTTACCATACCTCGGTATGTAGTAGATTCATTCTACAGCGATCTAAGCAGTACTAGGGGTATTACCTTCCTGTACAACCTCAGAGTTATAGCCGAGAGGCTACAGGTGCTGAGGTGGAACCGAATGCCCTGGTTACTGGAGTTGATTAGAATCGTTTCTAAGACAGTTGTAGCAGAATGGATGTTTTACCATACCTCGGTATGTAGTAGATTCATTCTACAGCGATCTAAACAGTACTAAAGGTATTACCTCTCTGTACAACATTAAAGTTATAGCCGAGAGGCTACGGGTGCTGAGGTGGAACCGAATGCCCTGGTTACTGGTGATGCCAGGCACTACTACAGCTTCTAAGTAACTTAGCAATAAGTATTAATAAGCTTTTAAAGCTTTAAAGTTAGCCCACTTAGTAGTAACCCTCCGGGTAAGCTATTACACTAGCTAAAGCTAGCTCCATAGCTTTAATTCTCTATTAACTTTGTAGTTTAGTTTAAAGACCTTTAGCTTAAGCTTCCAAAGTACATGAAGAGAATATAGTTCAACTTTAGTTGAACACAACTATCCTTTCTATAGAAAAATTATAACATCGGTTTCTTATCTTGTAAAATCTTTTTTGATCTACTAAGTGATTGATTCTAAATACTATTTTAGATTTGTTACATTCTGTTACAAATTAGTTATTGAGTGAGTGTTTTAAATTTTCTTTTTCTATAGCGGCATTTATAAATGCGAGTTCAATATCTAGTTCCCATCTCGTCATCTGATTAATACTATCGGAAGAATATCCAAATTCATATCGTAACATATGCATAGCCTTGAAGTAATCCTCTAGATCGGCATACCCAAGGCTTATAGAAAAAAATTCTCAAACCCAGACAAAGTATGTTCATGGTGTAAACCACAATGCTTACAAGTATAAGATGAGTCAATTTTTACTAACGGCATTGAATCTAAGAATTTAACAATATCTTTTTGCTGTAGCGGTGTCATCGAATTAATAAATTCAATCTTTTCTTCCAGTGTAGTTTCTATAATTTCTTCTTCTGTATAGATTTGTTCTATACAACCTGCCACGGTCTCAATACCAGAAGATAAATTATCTAGAGTTGCAAATGACTCAATAAAATTAGACAAAGTTGGGTGCCGTAAAGATATTGAATAATTTGTATTCGGAATCTTTATTTTTATATTCCCAGTTGGCTCTGGTTCTAGTTTAGCAGTAGTAATATCGACTTGAAATTCAGTCTGCGCGTTTTCTTTACAATCACATTTACCAATTAGATTTACAATCTCACCAACAGACTTGGATCTAATATGCAAGAACAAGAATTCCATATCATAATACGGATGTGTGTCTGGATCTACTTTGCCATTTGTACATGCATATACGGTAGATTTTAATGCGGCCGCGACCGTTTCTACATTATTTTCTTGCAGAGCCAATAGAAGAGCCTTTTCTTCTTTTACTGTAAATGGTCTGAATGTAACTGTTTTCTTTGTAGAGGGTAGTTTAACTGTATAAACTGGTTGAATAATAAGTTGTTTCATGATAATTTTTCTTTCATTTTGTTGTTTAACTATGGGTTAATCTAGAAACTTCCAGAAGCGCCACCGACACCGAGATCACCACCATTCCCAGATGTAAATTGCCCGGTACCATTCCCAGATGTAAATCGTTCAAACATCTGTTTTAATTCTTTATTTTCTAGTGAAGCTCCTTGTTTCTCAGTAATCATCTGATCTGTAATAGAGGTGTTAGCTTGTATTGGACCATTTTCTATGGTTTCAAAGACAAAAGAAATTGGCAACGACATTGCTCCCCCCGAAGCATAGTCAAGAGAGATTGAATTCACAATCTTTGGTATTGCTCTTTTAAATGAATACGAATGTTTAACCGTACCTTCTAAATCTATCATATATAGATTTATTGATTCTGCTGTGTAAGAATCCGGATAACTTAAATTTCTTCTGTTTTTAACTATGATCTCGCGCCATTTATCAAAAAATTTAAATGTAGAATAATCTTGATCTACATAGAACTGTAACATTAAGTCTTGATAATCATAATCGTAAATGAATTTTCTGCGTATTCCAGCTTCAAAATAATTATCATTGGTCATAAAGTTGACCATTGGCGTCTGCGCGCCGTGACAATATAGAGAAAGTTTATGAATACTAAAATCCGAAAAGGAGTTAAATTGTTCTAGCTCGGGGGGTAAAGTAATAATAGCAAAGAATAGATATGGTCTTGCTATATTAGCATTTCTAATTTGAGAACTAAAAGCACTCAAAGACTGGGGGGTGATATCTGGCATTGTGTTATCGCATTAAATAATTAGTATTTAATCTTACTTTGCACAAAATATGGCAACAACAATCTATAAGACAACATCCGACATTGATCTTTTGCAAGATAATCAAAAGATTTTGTCATTTCCTTCTTATCTGGGGTCAAAAAGTAAAGACGAAGCAGGCAACGATTTTTTATATATGATTATAAAAATCAACAATTCGGAAAATGGTTCTACTCTAAAAGATGATACCACAAAAGGACCCGTAGTAATCCCAAACACCCAGCCAGGTATAATGTCGGGAACTCTGTCTACATCTGGAAATACAAACATCGCTCAGAATGACCCAAATATCAATAAACGATATGGGTCTAGTGCAATAGGGTCAGAACAATGGATTACAAAAAAAGGTCTTGTGAGATTAGACAAAGTAATAGTTTTGCCGATGCCAAATAGTCTAAACGTTGATACAAGATTAAATTATGATAACGCAGAAGGTGATTCTCTATCTACACTTGGCGATATAGTTACATCTTTTTCTGCTAACGGTGCGGGCTCTACATTATCTGCATTGGGTAGAACTATAGGTGCTAGTATTGCATCACAAGTTGTGAATAATGTTTCTGCTGAGGTCGGTGTTCCTGGAACATCTACCGCTAAACTATTGGCTCGGGGTAGATCCGCAGTCAATCCTAAAAAAGAAATTTTATTTAGAGATTTAGATTTTAGAAAATATGCTTTAGAATATATTCTTGCGCCGAAAAATAAAGAAGAATCAGAGATAGTGCAAGAAATTATTCGTACTTTTAGATTTTATGCATTACCAGAACTAAATGAAACTAAAATATACTATACATTTCCGTCAGAATTTGAAATAATTTTCATGAAGGGTAACCAAGAAAATCTAACTATACCGAGAAGGACTCCAGCGGTATTAGAAGATGTTTCCGTTTCATATACACCTGGGGCAGCTACTTGGGCAAATTTACCAGATGGCTTTCCTCCACAAATTTCTATTTCTCTTGTATTTGCTGAATTGGAAATTGTTGATAGAAAACGTGTGTGGGACAAGAAATCCGTAATTACTTCTGGATATTAAAATGTCATACTTTTCAAATTTTAACTATACCACATTTGAATTTAATTCTGAGACATCAGTAGTAAAAGATATTTTTTCCAGATCAAAATTTATCTCTGAGTATAAACCGTATACAGATTTGTATGATTTATATGAAATTCAGGATGGGGAAACTCTAGAATCTATGGCTTATAAAATCTATGGTTCTGCTGATCTTCATTGGGTACTTATGATTTTCAACGATTTGTATGATGTTGTGGAAGATTGGCCCCGCAGTTCTGCAGCTATTAATACATATTGTGAAGAAAAATATGGAGTTTATAAAGATTCTATAAAACACTGGGTAGATTTATCGGGCAATGTGTGGGGAGAAACAAAGATATTTTCTGCGCCGTGGGTAGCACCAAGTAATCCTGGGGTTCAAGGTAATGAAGAATACACACCAGTTACATTCACTGAATATGAAGCCGAAATTAATGATAAAAAGCGCATTATTCAAATTCTTAAACCCGAGTTATTAGCTGAATTCATTAAGCAATTTAAAGATTCTTTAAATGTCTGATACCAAGAATTATATTACTTCACCTGGTGAGGTAAATGTAACAAGACTTGAGATAAAGTCATCAAACGGAAAGTTGCTAGATATAAGTGCTATTTTTGCAGATTTGACATTATACGAGGACATTTTTTCTAATACAATGTCTGGTTTTATTTTGATGCAAGATTCGCTTGATCTACTTAATATATTACCTATGACTGGTGAGGAATTATTATTTGTTGATCTTCAGACACCAACACTGAAGCAACAAATAACAAAAACATTCTACATTTATAAGATGTCGGCTCTTTCTACGGATAAGCGCAAGTCTACTTATATACTTCATTTTTGTTCTCTTGAACTAATTAATTCTTTAAATACAAAGATTTCAAAATCATTTAAGAATAACATATCAGATACTATTACAACTATTCTCAAAGATGAGAAATTTTTAGGCTCTCAAAAAACTTTTGTATGTGAAAAAACATCCAATAGTTATAATGTCGTGGTACCTTATTGGACTCCGTTACAGACTATAAATTGGCTCAGTACCAAGAGTTTAAATAATAAAAACGCTTCAAACTTTTTGTTTTTTGAGAACAATAAGGAGTTTAGATATTCATCTATAGATTTAATGGTTGCTGCTAATCCAACGAGAGAATATATTAATTCGGATGTTAATTCGCATACTATTACAGATGATAATGAAAAGAAGTATTCAATTGTTGAATTAATAGAGATGCCTATTACTTATGATTATATTAGAAATCTTTCTGCTGGTATGTATGGCGGGATTTTATATACATATGATTTGACGACAAAGAACATAAAAAAATCTACATATGATTATATAGATAGATTTGACTTGGTTAACCACACAAATAAAGCTCCCCTAAGAACAAATTCTTTATTTAGAAATACCTCTGCATCATTAAATTTTTCATTGCAGAATAATTATCTAAATGGCAGTTTTAATTCACAAAAGATACATGATACATTACTCCAACGTAGTTCTTTACTTGAGCAAATCTCTGCATTTAGAATTAATATTAGAGTATATGGCCGAACTGATATAAAAGCAGGCCAAACTATAACTTATAAAACACCAAAAACCGCAGAAATTGTGAAGAAAGAAATCAATACAGATGCCGACTCTGAATACTTTTCTGGTAAATATTTAATTACTGCAATAAAACATAGTATCACAAATGGTCAACACAAAATGGATATGGAAATTGTTTCTGATTCGTTTGTTACAAACATTTCTAATAATAAATGAATAACTTTTATCTAGGTATTGTCGAAGATAGAATTTCCGACCCACTTAAACTTGGGCGAGTCAAGGTTCGAGTCTTTGGTGTACACACAGAAGCGCTTGACGACATACCAACTGAAGATCTTCCGTGGGCAATTCCGTTAATGCCCGCAGGTTCTGCTTCACTATCAGGTATTGGTGATGCAGTTCCCCAATACCTAGAAGGTTCTGCTGTATTCTTGTTTTTTCAAGACGGTGATTCAAAACAACAGCCAATTATTCTTGGATCTTTTGCCGGTATACCTACATTTAAAGATCCATTATCTAAGATTACTTCTTCCGAAGTTAACTCAGCAATTGTAGATTCTAAATCTACTTCGGCTCCGGCAAACACCAGTAG